TGGCCGAAAGCGGTCTACTGAGCATTCAATGCTGCCGTCGCGCTGTGCTTAGTTTTGTTGAGCACTTAACGGTGTCAGAAGGGTAGGGTTGCGGAAATGCCCGAAAAGATGCGGAAACGATCCGTAGACAGAGGAGCCAATTTCCTGAATGCCAGAAACGACAAAGCCCTGCATAATCAGGGCTTTGTCGTACATAAGATGGCGGAGGCGATGGGATTCGAACTCATGGACCTGTTACAGTCGACGGTTTTCAAGACCGATATGCAAAGCCAATGAAACCGGCGCCTGTAGCCGCTTTTCGTTACGATACGTTTATTTTTTGACACCCCTACAGCCCGCATTCTACAAGGGGCGGATTTGGAGTTTTATAACGGTTTTTGGGACTATTTCGATGGCTTGGCAATGGCGCCAATTCGCCGATAGACGCGCTCGGTAATGTCTCCTTTGGTGTGCCCCAAGAGTAGGCTCGCATCGCCGACGTCGAGGATTTCCGACGCCGCTTTCGGCCTGATGTCTCTGAACTGGAAGCCTCCGATTTTCTCAGCCAGCTGAACATCGCCTTTTTCTTCAGCTTCTTTCTTGGCCCTTTCTCTGGCGTCGTCCCATCGATCGCGAAGCATCTTCGCGGTCATCCGCTTGCCGCGTGCGCTCACGATCAAATAGCTGCAAATGTGCTGAGCATTGCGCTCGGCCATTTTCCCGATCAACAGGCCCAGACTGTTTGGCTCATCACCGTCAGTCATCTGGATACGCAGCTTTTTGTGTGTCTTATTCTGCTGCACACCCAAGTAATTTCCCTCGACATCGTCCTTCCTCATGACCAGGACATCTGCCGGTCTTTGCCCGGTCAGATAGGCCAAGTCCATCGCGTCTTTTAGCTCTTGAGCTGCCTTCATATAAACAGCATCCCAAACCACATCATTTGCGTAATAGTCCCTCGGTGTTTCCTTGTTTTTCCGCACGCCCTGGCAGGGATTTTCTTTGGTCGTCAGTCCCCATTCTCGAGCAATGTTGAAAACGTGGGAGAGGGTGGCAATCTCGCGATTCGCCCGAACCTTGGCGGACCGCGCGTCGCGGTACCCCGCGATAGTTGCTGGGGTGATTGAGTCGATGGGAGCGCTGTCGAACATCGGCCGAAGCTGCTTGATCTCTGCCAAATTGTCCTTCTGCGTCCGTGCCGCTTTCTTCGATACGATGTCGCGGATATATCGGTCGAAGATGCCTTTCATGGTGCGCAGATCAAGCGGCTTTTCCTTCGCCTCCAGCTCCGCCCATTTGACCCTGGCCAAGTCCAGATCCTTGCCCAGCGGGATCGCCTTGCCTGTCATATCCAAGTAGTAATAGGCGATCCAAACCTTTCCGCTTTTTCGTGTTCGTGTCCACTGGTACATCCGAGGCGGCAAGTTGCGTGTGTCGGCCTTGCGGGGGCGCATATCAATTCACTCGCGAGTAGTCAGGTGTCCATACCGGTGCAGCCGGCGGCGGGTTCGGATCGGCAACCGTAGGGCTGATCATGCCCAGCTTCATGCGGGCATACATGCGACCCACCAGCGGGCGCTTGCCGCGGCTTTCAACGAACACCCACTGGCGATCAATCAGCCAGCGGCGCTGGTAGGCCCGGGCCTTGTAGCCGGTGAGTGCGGCCAGTTCCTCGTCGGAGAGGATTTCGGTTTCCATGAGATATTGCTCCATGCCGCGCGTGGCGGCAGAAGGTGGTGATGGGTTATGCGCCGGCCTTTGGCAGCACCGCGTCGGCAACGGCGATTGCGGCCTGCACATCGTCGACATATGCGGGGTCGAACCCGCCTGCCAGGTGAATGGTGGCTTGGCATGCGCGCAGGTTCTCGCGGGTGAGTTTCAGTGCGGCGACCAGCTCTTCGTGCAGCCCGCGTTCCTCCCGGCCGATATCCCAGAAGCGCTGGCCCCAGTGTTCTGCCGGCGGCGGGTTGCTGTTCTGCGCGCCGAGTGCCAGTGCGCCGACCACAGCGTCCAGCAGGTCGCGCTTATAAACGTTGTCGCCGTCGATGCTCAGGCCGCGCCGGCGCAGTGTCGAAACCACCCCATTCAGGTCGAGTCCTTTGTCTTGGAGCACGATGTCGAGTTCTGGTTTTTCAGGGGTGTAGATGGCCAGGCAGAGTTTGGCGCCGGCCGGCAGGCAGGCGCTGATCTTCTCCAGCGCATCGCTCGCTGTTTCATAAAAGCGGTTCAGTGCGGACATACGAATTCCTCGCCCGCCGTACACCAGCAGGCTGTCTAATTAAAAGGGTTTCGGGTTATCGTTTGAAATGGACGCTCCAGTGGGCGCAATGCGTGAAATATGCAGTATTGGACTATTCGATACGGAGCTTGAAAGGTTTATGGATATTCAAAATATTGAAAAAATAAATTTCTCAATTGCTGCTAATGTCTCTGTTGGACTGGTTGGTCTCGTCATACCGGGCTTCTTGTTATTATATATTTACAATCCACAGTTATTTGAACGATTAGATTTTATCAAGCTGCTGTTTCTTTCGGTAGCTGCATGCCTCCCGACGTTTCTTGTGCCTTACGGAATAAGCTCGCTAATGCATCGAGTGATTTCGCAAGACCGCCCGGACGTGGTGGATCTGTGGGGCAGTCCAGTCGACTGGTATGTGAGGCACGCCTTTTCAAATTCGATAAACATGTACACGGGAATATTACTGGTGTGGATGTTTGATCTCGGATCTGTCGGCGTTGTCTGGTCGGTTGTATGTGGAGTGGTTTTCAATACGCTAATGGAGTTTTTTCATTATTGGTATTTTCTAAAAAGGCCGAGCTCGTTGTATAGCGTCTGGCTGCAACCTTCTTCAGATAAGCCTCCGAAGATCGAGTAATAGTTTTAGCGCCCTATCATCGGTTTGATGACGCAGTGGGGCAGCGTTAAAGATATTTAAGGTTCCCTTTTTCGACGGGCACTATCTGTCCTTGCCGCTATAGCGGCTGACTTTGAAGGGGGAGGGAGTTGGACAGGGGTGGAGTACAGATGTAATCCAGAAAATGAATTTGATACTCGATGATTTTTCGGCATCTTGGATGCGCTAATCTCGATGCCCGTGAACCTGCCAATGTTTATTGCAGTAGTGTGTCGCTCAAGGGAAAAGCAAATGCGTAATGGTTTATGCGGTCTGTGCGGACAGGCAGGGATCTTAAAAAAAAGTCACCTGCTCCCTAAATCAGCCTACAAGCAAGTTAGAGATCAGCCCTCAGAAGGCGGGAAATCACCTATGAGGATAGACATGCAGTCAGGCAGATCTGGGAGGACTGATAAGCAGGTGGATGCTCATTTCCTATGTTCAAAATGCGAGCATCTTTTTTCCAAACATGGAGAAGCAATCGTTGCCAAGCATTGGGGCACCCATCATGAATTTCCTCTACTTGAACGTCTAATGACTATTCGTCCCGCAGAAATGAGCGTTCGCAGACGACTGTTTGTTCCCAACCAACTTTCCGACGATTTGAATTCGGCTCTCTACTACTTCGCAGTCAGCGTATTCTGGCGCGCCCTAGAATGGCCGGTCCCGGAGCCGGGCATAAAAAGCATTAAGGGGGCTTGCACTGGGGTGCAGCTAGAAAAGCTGAAGAGGTTTCTCTTGAGTCCGCAGGGGTACATAGAGGGTTTCTTGCTAGTGGCGGACGTCAACACTCAGCCAGAAATGAATGGGATTATGTCGCTGCCAGCACTAATGGCTATTCCAAACATCAACGGTATACAGTTCGACCTCTTGGGGATTAGATTCATGATGTTTGTTGGTGATAACCTCCCCGAGGAGCTTGAATTCTTACAGCGTAGGCTAAACCGTAACTTCATTATTGTAACATCTGATCACTCCGGAAGTAATTCGGCGAAGCAAGTCGCTAAATTTCTGAACGACAATGATATTGATTGAAGTTCAGTGATTCCGTTGCCGAACGGCGTAGTGTAGACGTTGTTGTGGGCCTAATGCGGCCGCTGCTTCGCAGTGGTTTACCTTCCATGGATCATTCGCCTGGGCCAGTGCTGCCATCGGCGGTGGGCTGACGCTGTCCCCGAACATGTGGACCTGCTGTGTCTTGGTGAAAGGCTTGCGTCGGCACCGTGGCTGATTCTCCCGCAACTGATCACTTTACAAGATATGCTCACCGAGCCGTCGCACTCAGCGACCGCGCCAGGTTAGGTACAGCTAGCAGTACTTTTCTAGAACAATAAATTACGATTTGGGCTCGATACTGGCTATGTAAGCTTTCAGCGCTTCGTTCTTCGCCTTTCCGTTGAGGCCGTGGTGGATTTCTCGATGGCAGGTAGGACAAATGGCGCCTATGAAGCGTGGGTGATCTAGGCCGCCATCTGATAGTCGATTGACATGGTGCGGCTCTAGATAGGGTGATCCATTCGTCTTCATGAAGGGGGCCGGATTTTCACAGCTTTCGCAATTACCACCAGATCTTCTCAAAACGTATTCGGCAATACGTCTGTTGCGACGATAAACAGTTCTTCGAGCCGATCCTTTCTCTCCTGCCGAACCAGACTCCGCCGCAGCGAGAGCAAGCTTTCGTGCTTCGGCAAGAGATATAGCTGGCCCCAGCGCGTCGTCTTCTTCTGCGTAGGTATGCGAGTCGAAATCTACCTCCACGGGAACGAGGTTAAATCTTACTATTTTTCTGTCCTTGTTAAACTTGTCCGGGCCCCGACTCCACTCGTGACTCGCACAGGTGTATTCACCAATGTATTTTTGACCCTGCTTGTTGCCAATTATTTCGAAGACATGCAGCGCTTTGCCCTGTTTAACATGCTCCAGAATTGCAAGATTGCCCTTGGTGAGAGTCATGTCGTCGACTTGACCCTCACCGGTGTAGATGAAGACGCCATCATTGCTATGTTTATCTTCATAACCGTATTGTCCGCCTGTAGCCCCTGAAAAGATAAAAATCGCAGGTGATTTTGTAGATGGTGAAATTCCGCTATATGCGCTCCCGCCAAACAGTTGATGGATCTCTGTTTGCCGGTCATATACCTGGCCTACCACGAACCGAAGCTCCGGAGGTAACGACCGCGGCATCGCTACGATCGTGAAGCCACGTCGCTTGAGGTAGCCATTCGTAGGCTGCCCACCTGAGAAAAGGCCTACTGGAATGCCGGTAGCCAAGGACACAATCTTCTTCGCTGGATAGAGTTGATCATTTGCACTAATCGCATATAGGTGCGCTTGATTGTTCATCCAGTCTTTCCATTCAGGCTTGTACCGGAACTCTTCATCGAACTGCTTAAGGGCGTTTTCCAGTATTTCTCTTTTAACGGATGGCAGTTTCAATCGACTTCCTTGTGAGCTGCAAAATCATCAGGGAGTGAATGCTCGCTCGTCCAACAGTTTGGCGCAATAGTCCCTGAACGGTATTCGTGATGCTGCTACCGGCGCGCATGTCCAAAGGTGGGACCTAGGCTTTCTCCAAGACGTCTGAGTAAATCGAACCGTAAGTGGTGGGAGTCAGGCGGCTTGGCGGATATGATGCGGACCTGGGAAGGGGGGGGCGCAATGGCACAGTCGGATAGCTTTAAAAATCTATACAAAAAAATGGATGCAACGTCAAAAACGAGGTTTCACGCTGCACGCAGGCTGAAGCTGCATGCGAAGCTGTCTACCTATACCGTTGTAGTTTTGTCTCTGGTGCTGATTCTTGTGTCCCTGATGCAGGCGTACGATCTGGGAGTGAATATCAAAAAGAAAGAAGTCGTTCTGCTTCAGGTCTTCGCTTCGATAGCGGTATTGGTGTACTCGCTTCTCATGGAGAAGAACGATTTCTCCAGCCGTTCAGAAAAAATGTACTCCTGCGCGTCAAAGCTAGGCGAGCTGAAGCAAAAGTCACATCCCAAGGCAAATGACGATGCTTTTGATAAAGATACATATGACTCTTGCTGGAAGGAGTATCACGACGTTTTGAAGCTGTATGAGACACACTCCAGCAATGATTTCAGAGGCGACTACTTGCGGGCAAAGCTGGAGATGTCAGAGCATTACCCTATCGAAGGCCTACCGAAATTTCTCGCAAGTGCGAAGGTGTGGTTTCTGTATTTGTTGGACTTTGTGGCTTACCCCGTAGTCGCTGCGGTACTTATAGTAGCGCTTTATTGGGTCTGGATAGGGTTCAGTCCGGCACTGATCGTGCCGCTCGCGGGTATCTAGTCGCCGCAGAAGCAGTTGATGTCTTCAGAGAGATAGTCGAAATCGAAGTCGGTCTGCCGAGATCGCTGCTCGGCAGACCAGCCCATCGTCTTGTAGTCAGCTCGGTCCTGTCGGAACACCTGGCCGAACCGCTCTTCAGCACCTGACCACCAGATCACTCGCGACGGGTCATCCATGATGGTCTTTATCAGCTTTCCTTCGTTCTTCTTCCAGCACAGGTCGCAATTACCGAAGTCGGAGTCCATGCCGAGGTCGAATTGCTGCGTTGCCCAGAATTCGGCAACATCTCCTTTCGTGACTCCGGCGGTATAGGAAGGGCACACGTTATCCCATCGGGTGCCGCCACGGTCATTGGCGGCCATCATGCGGTGGTAACGCTTCGGCTCGTCGTAGCGGATCCCGACGACGCAATCCCATTCGGTGTATCCGAGGGCTCGCATATGCTTTTCGCCGATCTTCACCTTCAGGTACGCGGTGCACATATTGTTAGAGAAGTTCGGCAGCACAGGCGGCAAATTCTTTTCTGCCTTCCGATACGCCGCGTAATACTCAAGCATCATCGTGAACGGCTCGCCGTTGCGGCTGGCAGTTTCGAAGTCCACCAGCCTGTACCAGGGAGCGTCATCCGGCTGGCCGTATTCGCGGCACCATTCCATCCAGACGATGTTCACGTTCCAGCGCTTCGCAATCTGGTCGATGAAGATAAGCGTTTCCTCGCGCTCTTTGCCAGTGTTCTGGAAGAACAGGTGCACATCAGGCGGGAGGGTGCCGCTGTGTGCTTCGAGGATCTTGTAGACCATGTGCCCGCTAGTGCGACCACCGCTGATGCCGATCTGAGCCGGGCCGGTGATCAGGTAGGGATTCATAATTGCTCCAGACAGCCGATTGCCTCGCCGGCTGGCGTGATTCGTAGAAGTGGGGTATTTGTGTTCGGCCAGGCATGGGCCGGAACATGGAGGGAGCGGATGAACGATTTAGATCTTCGCCAGATGAGGCTGAAGGGGCTCGAAAAGGATGAGGCCGACTGCAATAGGCTCAATATCCTGCACCGCTTCATGCACATGTCGACGCTTTCGCCTTCAACACGGACTTCGCATGCTCAACGCAGCGGTGAATTGTTCACTGGTGACGAGATAAGAGATTGGATGAGCCGCGACGGTAACAGCATCGGCTGCAAGTGCTCGTTCACTCTGGTTTTGGTGGATGAGTTTGGTAATCCACGCTCATCTGGACTTGTGCAGAGGGTCGTGTCAGCGAGGGAAGAATTTCTAGCCCGCCGCAATCAATCTGCCTGACAGATTCAAAGATCAGGTCATGCTCGCCGGACTTTGAAATTCAGCATCGCCCTGATGCTGTGGCAGTAATCCTGAAGCCGCTCGTAGGCCTTGTACTTTGCTTGGCCTCGAGTAGCAGCCCATACCCTGACCAAGTCTTCGCGGGCTTCCCGGTTCCAGTCATGCTTGAACGGTAAGACCAGCCACTCCTTGAGCGGCAACGTCTCGGCCATTTCGCCGTATTGCATTTCATGGGTTGGGTGGTAATTACTGATCCGCTTCTTCGGGTCTTCGTCCAGCACCACACCGATGTAGTGGCCGCGATCAGCCAGGATGACTCCGGGCTTCCCGTAGGCGATGATGCGGCGTCCGATCTCGGCGGGCACCTGATAGTGCTGCCGGACGTATTCGCAGTTGTGGCTCATGGATTTCTCCAGTCAGGCGCCGCCCTCCGATATCTCGGTGAGCAGCACTGTTTGAAATTTTGTGTGATCAGCGTGTAATATCCCGGCCATTGCAGAGCTCGCCATAGTGCGACTTCTAACGAGCACGGAGTGAAGGCTGGCGTAAAAGAGAAGTTTTTCAGCGGTTTGGCTATTGCATCGGACCTAATCACAGTAGGCGGGTGGGCGCTTCCATTGGCACTCCCATTTTTTACCGACATTGATCTAGGAGCATTACTGATGAGCACAACAGCAGCATTTGAATTAGGTGGGGCGGTTCTGGGAACGTTCGATTTTCAAATTGCGAAAGACTCGACGAGTAACGCTGGTTTCCGGACAGCACCGCAGGGGGTTCAACTCCCCCCGTTCCCACCAATTCTTATCCGGGCGATATGATTTCATCGCCTGGGTCGGCCGTTAGATCGGCCATGCTTTTCTCATAGAATGCTTGCGACACCTTTTCTGGAATCTCATAAGGTGTCGTGACATTCTGCAGCATCCATTCCTGCGTTTCGAAGTCTGCGTCGATCAGGTTCTTCAGCAATCGCTGGTGAACGTCCTGCTGATTGTTGATACCGTGGGCGGCCATGACCCGCTTGAGGTCTGGCTTGAACACCCCAGCCACCTCAACCGTAAACTTCTCGTCGCCCAATGCAGCGTCCTTTGCTGCTGCCTTCTCGCGCTTCCTGCGCTGCTTCTTGGCTTCCTCCGTCAGTTCCTTTTCCTCGGCCATGGCCTACCTCTTCAATTCCGCTGGCCGGCAAGTCCAGCCAGGTCTGTCGGCGGCGTGTCGTCGCCCGGTACTGATGCGTTTCATGAGTTGAACTTGAGTCCGTTCTCGCTGGCGATCAGCGCAACCCGCTTGACGTGCATGTGCAGTGTCTTGGCCGTTTCGCTGATGGTCTTGCCGGCTTCGGCCAGTTCGCGAACCTTCGGGGCGATCTTGTTGCGCTCGACGCGCAGACGGTCGTGGTGCGGGGTGGATGCCAGCTTTGGATCGCCAGTTACGCCACTGGGGATTTGCTGGGCCTTGCCGCCGGCGCCAAAGAACTGATCCAGCTGCTTGTTCAGGGCCGCGACGACGCAGTCTCGGGGGTTAGGTTGCGGTACGCCGATCACTGCTGACCTCCTGCTGGCCGGTTGGCTTTTGCTTCGAACTGAATCGCCATGTCGAGCGCCGCCTTGTAGGTCCAGCGAAACGCCGCGGTCTTGCCGGTGGACAGATTGACGACATGGAAGGCCTTGCCGACCGTCTTCACCTGGAAGCGCACCTGCTTCTCCGGCATCACTAGGCCTGCGAGTCGCGCGAACGTCTCGCGTGCTGCCTGGGTACGAATCATCAGGACGCGCAGAACATCGACGCGCTGTTGCATCAGTGGGTGCATTTCGACCTGAGCAATTTCTGTTGCGTGCTTCATGGTTGATTACCTGTCGGTTGTCATCCCAAGCAGCCCTCGCGAGAAGGCTGCTCAGTGATACTTTCCGTCCAATTGCCGCCGGAAGGGGCGGGGCGCATTGCTTGCCGGGTCATTCACTCGGTTCTGGCGTTTCACCATCGGGCAGCCGTACAAGGTTTTCCCTGTCGTTGGCAGGCTTTCGGACCTGTCTGCTCGCCGGTCGCCGGTAGAGGCAATGCGGTCTGTTTGTTTGTTGCGCTGATTGTTAAAGAGCGGCGCGGCTTTCGCTGCTTGGCCGGTGTTGTCTTGGCTTGAAAGCAAATATAGGCAAACCCATATGTTGAGTCAATGGGTGTTCCCATATTATTTTCCAAAGTGATAAAAAACCCGCTCGATGGCGGGCCCTCTTTACGCTTCGCAGTACTCCCGCCATCCGATCCGGACGGCACCTCCCTCAAGACGCTCCATGCGTACTCCGCTGGTCTCCTCGATCTCCTGAATGACCTTTAGCCATGCGTCAGCGGGCTCGTCTTCACGCCTGGTAACAATTATGGATTGGATCTTCTGCACATTCGGCGCTGAGATCAGGCGTTGAATTCGTCGACCAACAAGCTCGTAGGAGTTTTTTGCTGGGCTTGTAGGGTGGGCGAGTTGCTGCATGTAATGCTCCTTGCTAAGCTGTATGAATATACAGTATTTGTCTGATTGTATTTTGGCAAGGGCATCAGAGTCGCTGTCGATGATCTGTCTTTTCTCGGGACACAAAAGCCCGCACAAGGGAGGTTTTCATGGACTGGATTAGCGAACCCTGGCGGGGGCGGTTTTAGGACGGAGTAGGGTGGCGCTGGAGCGCGAGGCGAGTCTGGGGAGGGTGCGAGAAACAAAAAGCCAGCATTGCGCAGGGCTCATGGATCATTGGTTCTGGAGGAATGCTGGATAATTACCTATAATCTGTCACGTTTTGCGAGACCCGAAGGAATTGATTTATGTTGAGCCCAATGGATATTCGAGAAAGACTAAGGGACTGGGTTTCCACAAACTTATCTAACAGTTCAGATGACGTGCTTATCGATGAACTTGGTTTTGTAAACCATAAAAGCGGCAAGACTATCGACACATCCTTCAGGGCTGATTTGGCCCTGGCAAACGGCAGGCTCGTAGGGTTTGAGATAAAATCCGGTGCCGATAATCTTAAACGATGGCCAGCTCAATGTGAGGCTTACTTCAATGTTTTTGATGAGGTATGGCTTTGCACGCACGGTCGACATCTTGAGAAAGCCTTGTCCATGACTCCCAAGAAAACCGGTGTTTTGCTTGTGGATGATCTTGGTGGTGTCGCTATGCTGCGCGCTGCTCAACGCAACAACGCGCTCAGCGCTTATGATCTGACGGGTTTATTGTGGCGTGATGAACTTGATGAGCTTTGTCGACGGAATGATATACCTACTCGCTCCAAGGAAACCAAGGCTGAAATCAGAGCCAAGGTTTCCAAAGAGATTACTGTTGAAGCGATCCGAGCCTACGTTTTGGCTCGGTTGAAAGCTCGCCGATCTAATTAAATCAACTCATCTAGATCATCTTGATCAATTATTTCATCAGTCTGCTGTGGTTTTAAAATTCGTTGAAGCAGACCATCATCGATATCTTTTATCATCGCGCAAATATGTTGGTTTATGCGGATTTTGTTCCAGTAAGCCATATGTCCGGCTTTCTCTCTCTTTGTTGATGCGATAGCCGCGATGGCTCTCGTGCCCCAACAAAAGTTGTCAGTGTGGTAGCCGGGGAGCTTCTGAAATGATTTTGCGATTTCTCTGTACTTCTCGTTCTCCCCGCCGGCACCTTGGCGCTCTTGATACCAAGAGCATGAAGTGTAATAGCCTGCGAAGGGGATTGGCTGTGACATCTTGCTTGGGTCATAGTCGTCAAGCAGATCCTTGACGGGATTTGTTGCGGCATAATCGCCATAGAAGCATTTCACCCCCCTCTCTGAGAGCTGAGAGTGAACAATCGCTTGCCATAGTGGGTCAATACACTGTGCGTAAGTATTCATTCCTCGGTCAGGTCGATCCTCTGGCCACGAAGTACTCAGGGTGACGACGTTCTTTATAGGGTATTCATTTAGCAGGTTGAGTATTTTCATAACTGGGCCTTCTTCTTGAAGAGAAGGCATGTCGGTAGTGCTCCATAAGTCCACTATTAGAATGGTCTTATTGAAGTCGTCGTCGCTTACCGCATTAAGGAATGCTCTTGCAATAGATATGTTTTTGTCTAGCACACTCCCGGTCCCCTCAATGCGAAGTGCAACGAGCGGAAATTCTTTTAGAAGCTTAAGCCCAAACTGAACGGCTGATCTCTGGCTGTCACCTGACTTGAATCCCAGAATCGGTAGGGTCTTTCTGTTTATTTTCTGTAGTGACAGAAACATCTGTAACTTGTTTTCGAAATTATTGTCGTCATTGTTAGCGGGATTGGCAACAGGATCCTCAGTGTCTTGTCCGAAACGCGAGGAGTCGATCCAAAAATAGTTGTCACCCCACTTTGTCGCAAAGTCGGTTATTTGTTTTAGTGTATTTCCACGAGCTGAAATTATAGGTGTTATTTTCTTTTTTCGTTCTTCTTCGATTTCTTGTAGTGCAAGAAGGTCATATTGACCAGCTCTGACGGAAGGGAAATACTTTACTGCCGCTAACTTTTCCATGTTTTCTCCTTGGCATGTTTACGATATCGTTTTTCCCTACTGGGAAAAGGGTAACGTATTACGTGAACAACTCCTTGGCGGTGTGTCTGCAGACTCAGTGAGCAGACATGTCCTTGGAAATCCAGGTCGAGATACCTATTCCGACTGGCCCCGTACAATCTTTCATGGCGAACTCCTACGAATCCCGTCGCACCGGATACCTAAAGCTTCTGCAGCGCCCTGACGACAACGCCGACGATCCGGCAATTTTCCGCACACATCTCAATAGGGTAAGCGGGGTTCAGCGGCTTCAAGAAGCGCCGCCCGCCGTCATCAACCAGTTTTTTGAATGTGGCCTGATCGCTGTCTGCAAGCTTGGCCACCACCAGCTTTCCAGATTGGGCATCGGCTTCAGTGTCGACCAGGATCAGCGTTCCCTCAGTGATGCTCATCCCAACTGGCGATGTCATCGAGTCGCCCTTGACCTCAAGCCAGAACGCGGGACCTTTTGAGTTGTAATCCGAGAGCTCGTACCGATCGGAGAATCCAGGAGGGAAGGGCTCGACAGCTTCGGCCCATGCGCCGGCGGCCACCCAGCTGATAACTGGATAGCGGAAGGACTCGATGGGCTGGCGAGTTGAACCGACGTTCGATTCGGAATGCTGGGACGACACCGAGCTCGCTGGTCCAGTCATCGGACCAATCTCGTCTGAGAGCCATTTGGCATTCACACCACAGGCGTCCGCAATCTTTACGACGTGCGTAGATGCTTTTGATTTGCCGCGCTCAAGATCAGAAATCGACGTCTGAGTAATTCCTGCTTTCAGGGCAAGTTCTACTTGGTTGAGCTTCGCGTGCCGCCTTGCGGCCTTTAATCGGTCTTTAAATTCCATTCGTTGAGTATTACGGGTGCTCCCATATCCTTGCAAATCGGTATTCCCATAACTTACAATATGGGTATTCCCGTATGGAGGGGCGACATGAACACTATTTACAAGGACCTCGTTGCCTTCTTCGGCACACAAGAGGTTACCGCTGAAAAGCTCAAGGTTGATCAAAGTACCGTCTCCGGTTGGGTACGTGAAAAGCACGGCATGTCTCCAGTGGTTGCAAAGCGGGCGGAGGCTTTGACCGGAGGTGTTTTCAAAAAAGAATTCCTTTGTCCGTCATTTCCATGGGCTGAGATGGCTGCATAACCGAAATCCCTGTCCGCCGATCCACTGAGCAAATTCTCGCCCAGCCACTGGCAGGGCGCCACGGAAACAAATTTGAGGTTTTACGAATGGAAGATTTCTTGAGGGCTTGCCACTCCACCGTCAAGGAAAGTGGGGCAGAGGAGTTGGCCGGGAAGATGTGCATGGCACACGTGAGCTTGCTCCAGCGCTCGAACCCGGACAACGCGGCGCATCACCTGACTATTGAGCATCTGTTCGGGATTTTGCTGCACACCGAAGACATGCGCCCGTTGAAAGCGTTGGCGGATCAGTTCGGTTTTGAGCTCGTTCCGAAGGATGCGCCGGCACCCAAAGAGCTGACTGCCTCGCTGGTACATGTCGGCAAGGAAGTAGCTGATCTGACCATCGCTGTGCACGAGGCTTTAGATGACCAGCACGTTTCATCCGGCGAGAAGACCGACATCCTCACTGAGATCGGACATGTACGCGAAAGCCTTCATTTACTCGAAAGCTCGGTGAAGGCAGCTTGAGTTTCAGACACAAAAAAGCCGGGCTGCAACCCGGTTTCTTCAAACGCAAAACACTGAGGGGCCATTATGAATACGAACGTCACCCCCGGTAATCCCTCCATTCCTGCGACACGTTTTGGTCAATCGCAAAAAGTGTCGCGACAAACGTCATCTCGTTTTGCCGAATTGAATATCGGAGCCTCGCTGTGAGCGTTCAAGCAATGTCATGGGCGCTGTCTTTGCCCACGCAAGTTCTCAAGGATGCCAGCGCACGGCACGTTCTGCTGTGCCTGGCCAACTATGCCGGATCGAACGGTACTGGCGCGTTTCCGTCAGCTTCCACCCTGGCTCAGGACACCGGTCTATCCGAGCGTACCGTGCGTTACAAGTTAGATGACCTGGAGAAGTCGGGGCTGATCACGCAGGGCAATCAGGCGATTGCTGCTGTTCACATTGATCGCCATGACCGACGCCCAGTTGTTTACGACCTCCAATTATTGCGGGGTGCAAATGCTGCACCCCGTTCCGAGCGGGGTGCAAATGACGGCACGGGGTGCAATCCACAACAGAACGGGGTGCAAGCTACGACAGAACGGGGTGCAGCGGCTGCACCCAATCCGTCACTTAACCATCAATTAACCGAAGAGCAGCAGCAGCGCGAGATTGATGCCGCGATCGCCGAGCAGAACAACGCCGCAATCGAGCCGCAGGATGATCACCAACGCTTCGCCATGTTCGCGACTTGGGTGCCGAACGAGAAAGCGTTGTCGGATCAGATCGCCATCGCGGGGCTTCCGGCTGACAGTGTCCCTGACGAAGCGGTTCGCAAGTTCAAGGGCTTCCACTGCGCCAAGCCAAAAACTCTCGATTCCGGCTCCGGCTGGTGCTACCGCCTGGTCCAGTGGGTGAAGCGTGAGCGAGTGCAGGCAGCAGGTCGTGGTCAAGAGCCTGATTTCAACGACACCAGTTGGGGTGATGACCTGGGAGGTCTGTGATGAAGTCTGTTTCGAGTGTGCTGCAAATGTTACCCAATGTAGCGTCGGCTGAGGTCGCGCCAGTAAAGGCGGATGCGGGTACCGTCCAGGTCATCAACGCACTGTTCCGTGAGCTGATGGCAATCTTCCCGGCTTGGAAGCAGGCGTGGCCTGATCAAGAGGCTGTCAACGCCGCGAAAGCCACATGGACCAAGGCGTTCATGGCCGAGAAAATCACAAAGGTCGAGCAGATTCGCTTCGGCATAGAGCAGTGCCGGAAGCTTGGCTCTGACTTCGCACCGAGCGTAGGCAAGTTCATAAACCTGTGCCAGCCCACGCCTGAAATGCTTGGGCTGCCACCGATCGAAACGGCGTTTCGCGAAGCGTGCCGCAATGTCCATCCGTCGATGGCCGGGCAAGCGAACTGGTCGCATGATGCGATTTGGCACACGGCCAAGGAGTCGGGTTTCGAAAGTCTGAACCGCCTCGAAACCTCGCTGGCGCGCAAGCTGTTCGAGCGCAACTACGTGATCACCGTGCGCCGTTTGATCGATGGGTTGCCGCTCCAAAAGATGCCGCTGGCATTGCCCGCCCGAGTTGACGGCCGCCGTACACCTGAGATCGGAAACAGAGCGCTCTCCGAGCTGCGCGCCATGAGATCGGGGGCTGCCCGTCATGCCTGACCGCCGCCTGGCTGTTCCTGAAATCGATACCTATCGCTTCGCAGTGTTCTGCTGCTCGTTCAAGGTCGATCTGAGTTCGCCGCCCGATCACGCGCTGGCGCTGTTTGCCGACGAGGCCATGGCCAAGCGTTATGGCTCGTTGATGTGGCCTGGGACCTACGAAGTCGTCGACGTCGTGACGGGGAAGCCTGCATGCGAGTGAGCTCGAGGAAGCTTCGCGCCTTGGCCAATGGCCAAGAGTGCACCGTCCGGATGCCAGGCATCTGCAACCACAATCCAGAAACCACCATCCTCGCGCATCTGCCGTGCGGGCAGAAAGGCATGGGTATGAAGGGCTTCGACACCGTCGCGGTGTATCCCTGCTGTGCCTGTCACGACGTTATCGATGGTCGCGCCGCCGGCGACATCGATTGGCAGGACATTCCGCGCGCCATTGCTGAAACCCACGAAGGGCTAATCCGAGCCGGAATTCTTACCGTAAAGGGGGCTACATGAGCACTGCTGCGGTGAAGATCACCGATGCCGAGTTAAAGCGGCAATCGGCCGGCACAGTGCAGGACGTGCGCGACCTCGAAAACAAAGGCCTGTACCTGCGCTTCAACAAGGCCCGCACCGGTGGTTCGTGGTACCTGGTGTTGAAAGGCGAGTGGAACCAGATCGGCACCTTCCCAGAGCTGACGCACAAGCAGGTGGTTGCCGCGCTACCGTCGATTCGCCTGCGTCTGGCCGCCGGCGAAGGGGCGAGCCTGTCCAAGTGGAACAACGTGGGCGAGCTGCTGGAGTGGTTCGCGGATCGCATGTCGCGCGATCGAAATCTGTCGACCAAACGCAAGAACACCGGAGCATCGATCATCAAGTGCCACCTGAAACCGCGCCTCGGCGAACTGCCGCTGATCGGCATCGACAAGGCTGCCCTCGACACGCTGCTGATGTGGCCGCTGCAGGAGACGGTTTCCATTGACTACGTGCGTTCGGCGTTCCAGTTGCTGGCCCTGGCATTCCGGCAGGCGGCCAAGCTGGGGATGATCACGTCCAATCCGATGGCCGCGATCCGGTTCAATGACTTCTCCAAGGCAAAGGTCGGCATCAAGCCGTCCCGGCTGCGCGGTGTCCAGCTGGAAGGTCTGCTCGCGCAGTTGGCCGAGGTCATGGACAAGGCGCCGATCGATTCGATGCTCGCGCTGATGATGCTCTGTCACGGCACGCGGATCGGCGAAACCCGGATGGCGCGCTGGTCGCACATCAGCCTGGCCGAACGTGAGTGGTTCATCCCGGCTGAGAACACGAAAACCGGTGTCGAGCATCACCTGCCCCTGACCGAGCAAGTGTGCACGCTGCTGACCCGGTACCGCGAAGGCCAGTTCGCCCGAGGCTATGAGGGCCAGTGCCTGTTCCCGGCACGCAACGGCAAGGCGCTGGGCGAAGCTCAAGGGTGCGCCGTGTTCCGTCGGCTGGGGAAGGGCGAGTGGACCAGTCACGACTTGCGCAAAGTGGCTCGCACTGGCTGGGCAGACCTCGGCATTGACCACCTGATTGGTGAGCTGCTGATCAACCACGCGATGGGCCACAACGTGAAGGTGTACATCCAGTCGGACGTGATGAGCCGCAAGCGTGATGCCCTCGAACAGTGGCACGCGCATCTAGATCAGAAAGGCTTTGCAACGATTCACGGATTGACCGGCTTTAGATTTGAAGATTCTGGTAATTCGCTGCAAGCCACAGAACGTAAGGCCTGCAAGGCCATTGAAGAAACAACCATAGGCGAGGTTTCAAAACATGCAGAAAGGGCAAGAGCCTGGCTTTAAGCGGGAGCGGATCGAGCTGGAGCGATGCTCGATCTGCATGGGGAAAGCAGTAGTGAAAGGGCTTTTTTTTGAGCTGGTTTGCACTAATTGCAACGGCTCAGGTTGGGTTGTTTGGGGTAGCAAGTTGGTGCTTTCTTCCGAAGAGCTAGTCACTCAACTGAGTTTCAAATTGCAGGATGCACAACGTGAAATTTCAGCTTTGAAAGGTTCACCGGCGATGAGTGGACCACAGAGCCATTACGAACGATCGAACCGCCTGGGGGCGGGCGGTACAAATTACACAGGGGATTGAAGGATGATGATTCGTAAGCCGGCCGGGCGCCCGTTGGGAGACACTGAGTACCTGCTGGAGCAGTGGGGGTGGTGGAGAATAGATGGAATGGGAGTTCCAGGTTTCACGTCACCTACTTTGGCGCTGATGCGCCAGGCAGCGACCCACGCGACGGCAAGCAAGAACTACTGCATTACTGATGATTGGGCTATTGCTATTGACAATGCTGTGGCCAAGCTTGCACATAGGGATCAACAGATGGGAGATATTATTTGGTTGTACTTCGGAACAAAATGGACAATGGTAAAGGTTGGTAAGCACTACGGGATCAGCGAAGGAAAGGCGAGGGAGTTGGCTAGGGCGGGTACTGCTTGGATAGATTGCGCGGTGAGTTACTTGCGAGACGCGGCTTAGTTTGAAACTTGTAATTTTTATAGTTTTTTCAGTAGCCAAGGCATGGCTACTGAAAGAATTAATTTTTACTTAGCTTGTCTTGGGTGTTTTTTCAGTTTTTGATCCGCTAATCATCTTTCCACCCTTCAACTGAATGTTTGAGTTGTTAACTCCTTTCAATATCAGTTCATAAGGGTGGTGGGCCATTTTTTCCCGCTCGGTACGGTTCAGAAGTAGTAACTTCAAAACCTCAATGTCGCGCTCGTTCGGCGATGCTCCGGGTTTTAATCTTCTAATATAGTCATCTGCGTCATAGTATTTTTTTGCGTCCTCTCTTAGAGCCAAGAGTACTGATGAGCGGAAATTTGATGTTCTATAAATGTAAACAATAAAAGCAGCTAGGCTTACGTAGAGGCCAACGATGCCAGACACCGCTTGGCTTGTGAGCGTAGATCCTGCAAATATATAGATTAAAAGTATTCCAATATTGACCAGCACAAATAGGTTGATCATTACTGCCTTAAGGCGACCAACACTTTGCATTTGCTCTTGAATTGTTTTTTCTAGAATGCTTCCGCGATCTTTACGTTCTGATGTTCTCAGTTGTTCCCGACGATCTTCAAGAAGCTTGGATGGCTCATGTGAATTCAGGAATTTTATAACTTCAGCTTCCACAGCTATTCTGATGTCCGAATCAATGGAGGTGTCAAGCTCTTTTAGTTTGGCGAGTTTTTCTTTAACGAGTGCTGGGAAGTTTTTAGTCAGTTGAAGCTCTAGTTCGCTTTCAATTGCCTTACGCTGGCTTTCTATGTTTTTGTTTTCAGATGCTTTTCTGAGCTGCGATATTTGCATCTCTAAAATTTGTATTCTGCTGAGCAGTCTCTTGGTTTGGAATAACTCAGATTCGGAATAAAACATGAAGCGGGTCAGTTTGAAAAGTTTCATCCCTAAGCCGCTTTTTTCCATAATAAAAAACACAGTGATAGCTACAGCTGCTGTCGCTATTACTGGCGCTGCTGATTTGATAAATTCGTCAAGTGATTCCATTGGCTGGTGCTTTCCTGATTATCTTTATAGATATAAATTGCGGTGAGGCAAAGCACCGCGAAACCTGCAAATATTAAATGGGTGCGTGGCAAAAAGCCATCTCTTCGCTGCGGAGCTCCTAGCGCTATTACTATTTTTTTTTAAAAATTTGCATAAAAAATGCTTTTCCGCACGTAATGCATTTGTTTTTATAGCAGCGTGAACTGCTGTGAACGCAGCGAGACGCTTTCAGAACCCGGCCATCGAGTCGGGTTTTTTTATGCCTACTTACAAGACCTGCTGCCGAGCGGGTTTTTCTCGTTTTCGGCCCCATGCCTGGCTCTTTGCTCTTAGCGGATGACAGTGACATGGAGGCCGAACCTATTTGAGGACTACAGATGAGCACGGAGCAACAAGCTCTCGCGGATGTACCCCTTTGGCTATTGATATTGCTGAGCATGGCAGGCCTATCGGGGGAAATGCTGAGAGCCTCCGGCAGTGACCTTGGGTTACGGCAGATCTTGCAGCGAGTGGCTTTACGTTTTCTTGCGTCAGGTCTGCTGGGAATGGCAACGCTGCTGCTAGCTATGGCGCTCTGGAGCAACCTCTACCTGGCCGCCGGACTGGGCATCGTGATCGCGGTGATTGGGGCGGACGTCGCGGGAGGCCTCTACACGCAGTTTTTGGCAAAGAAGGCGGGTGTCAGCTCTCCAGCCTCAGATTCCAACCTGAACGATAAATGAGGTGGTTCCGTGCAGCGACGATCTCGGCCACGAGCAACGTTGCACCTTTCTGGCGCCGAAAACCGCTGGGGACCCTGGGTATATTCAACGTGTACGGGGTCGGAAACCCGCGGGAAAGCGTTAGCCGCAGGGCTGGAAAGTTAGTTGACAGCGGTTGACAGGTTGACAAGAGATTCTGCGTTTCCAGCGACAGAGTTTGCATGATCCAAATAGTGTTTTTTAGTGCAGTCCCCCCGTTTCTATTGGGCTGTAGGCCTTTTCATGCCTGTTCATTTTCTTAAACAGCAGCCCCGGCGCAATGGTCAGAACGCCTGTCAACTAAGCCGGGTTAGTTGACAGGCTTAACAAGCCACGACGATGGAGGCCGCATGGCTTTTGTAACTCGCAAGGAGTACTGCGAGCTTAAGGGGTGGTCTCGGCAGTACGTTGGCAAGCTGGTCAAGAGTCAACGACTGGTTCTGAATGCTGCCGGGCAGATTGATGTGGAGGCCAGCGAGCGGCTTCTGGCCATGACGAGCGACCCGAGCAAGGCCGGCGTCGCCGCTCGACATGAACGCAAT